AGGAGTTGATGAATTTGGTATAGAACTTAAAAAATTTTTTGAAAATAAGAAATATTTTAGTAATCGTTAGAAATAACAAAATTGAAAACTCAAATAGCTGATTGGCTATTTTTGTATAATACTATTCAACAAGTAATTGATAAATCTTTAAACATTAGATTGAAGATATTTTATTTTACTTTAGAGATGTCTAAGGAGGAGAAAATGTTATCAGCATTCTCTAACATTATATATGTTAAAGAAGGGGAAGAATTCCTCCTACTGACCTTAGAAGTACTAAAGCAGATAAAATATTAGATATTAAAATTTTAGAGTTAATAGCAAAATATGAACCATATTTCAAGAAGATTGAAGAAATAGTAGAGTTCATTGATGATATTAGAAATCCTACAGGTATTTATAAATTTGTCCGTTCCTATGCACAAGCCAATGGGACACAGTACAAAAAAACTATCAATATCAAAGGTACATTAACAGAGATTGATGATTATTATGAACCTAATGATCCAGAAGAGTATGTTATGGTCTTTATTGACCATGTAGGTTTAATTTCTACAGAAGAAGAAAATGGACACAAAATGAGCTTACATGCTTCTATTGTTAAATTGTCTTCAGATTATCTTTTAAGACTCAGGAATAAATATAACTACATTCCAGTTGTTATTCAACAACAAGCAAGTGCACAAGAATCAGTCGAGAATATGAAGGTAGGTCGATTAAAACCTTCATTAGATGGTCTTGGCGATTGCAAATTAACTCAACGGGATGCTAATGTTATAATAGGACTATTTAGTCCGTTTAGACACGAGATAAGAGAGTACCAAGGATATGATATAACCTTTTTTAGAGATAATATAAGGTTTTTAGAAATACTTGGTGGTAGAAGTGGTGGTGGTGGCACAGTTTGTCCACTATTCTTTGATGGAGCTGTAAACTTTTTTAGAGAACTACCTTTACCTTATGATAATGCTAACATAAAAGAGGTTTATAATTTCATTGAGTCTACAACAGGAAGGTAAATATGGAATTAGGAGAAAGAAAGAATGAAGGGAAATTAAGATGGGGGTTAGTTAGTTGGAAAGCATTAGAACCTTTAGTTAGAGTACTAATGTTTGGTGCTAAAAAATATGATGACCATAATTGGAGAAAAGGTCTAAAATATTCTGAAACTTTAGATAGCATGCAACGACATATAAATTCCTTTTCAGATGGAGTAGATAAAGATAAGGAAAGTGGTTTAGACCACGTAGGACATATAATGTGTAATGCAATGTTCTTATCTTATATGTATTTATTTAGAAAAGACCTAGATGATAGGTTTAAAGATAAAAACTTTACAAAAGAAGAATAATTAAAATTTAAAAAATGAGAACAGAGAGTCATTATAGTTGTCATTATCATATAGATATTGGCAGAGAAAAACAGTTAGTAAAGGTTAAAAATAGTGCTTGTTGGTATAGCTTAATGTACCCAACTATAGTTAATTATACTGATGGAACGATAAATAAATATAATTGTTTAATACACTATACTTATAAAGGACCATCAATTAAGCAAATTTATATTAGTGATTTTAGAACCAATATTAACTCTTTAGCAGCTACAAAAGCTATGGTAGATATTATTAATATGATAACACCATGTAAAATTGTAACTAAATTTAAAGAAACATATATTAGATATGATTTAATAAGTGAAAGTAAATATTATAATAATTTAGTATTATTAAACTTTTTAAGAATGATTTGGTATAAACCATGTGTTTTTAATCATAAACAATTTTTTATAGATTTAAGAGCTAAAGATAGAATTATAACTGACCCTCTGTATTTTTTAATGGAACTTGTAAACAAGAATATAGTTATGCCTATAGATACAACTTATAATTCTTGGGGAAACCATTCTTTAGTTATATGTGATATTATACCAAAGAATGTAGATTCTTTGTTAAAATTTAGAGGAACTTCAATGAATAAGTTTTTAACAGATAATAAATATGGATAAAAAACTAAGAAAAATTTATTTGGCTATATCATATACAGGAATGACTGAAAGTAGTTTTAAACAAGCTAATATAGCTTCTGTTTTAATACTAAATAAAGGATTTAATGTGTATAGTCCAATAACCCATTCTCACCCACTAACATTAATTGATAAATTTGAAGTACCCCATACTTGGGATTACTGGCAACATATAGATTATCAATTTATTGATTGGGCGGATGAATTATGGGTATTAATACCTGATGAGGGTATAGACCGTTTACGTAAGTCAACTGGAGTATGTGCAGAAATAGAGTATGCAAAATTACATAATAGACCTGTACAATTTGTAGAGGTTAGAAATGGAAAACTATTTGAGAAAATTAACGTAAAATGGTAACAAAATTTACAAAAGGTATAGAATACCTAAATAATTTGATTAATCAGGTTGGGCCTGGTAGTGCGAGTTATAAATTATTAGTTCGTGCTAAACATAGGTATATATCTGATTATTAATTAACTTAATAGTGGATGAAGAGGACGGAGATAGAATGAATGAGTGAATTACCGAGTAAAAAGAGTAAAGCATCAAGAGTAAATCCAAAATCAATGGTTATTTTTAGTCAACCTAAGATGGGTAAAACCAGTGTAGTGTCTGAATTAGATAATTGTTTGATTATAGATTTAGAGAGTGGGAGTCATTTTGTAGATGCCCTAAAATACGATGTTTTAAAAGTTTCTAAAGAGGAAAATAAACTACCAATAGTAGTCCTTAAAGAATTAATTAATGATATAGAGGAAAGCAATCAAGCTAAAAAAGGTTACACATATAAATATCTAGCAATAGATACTGTAACTGCTTTAGAAGAAATTGTATTACCTTTAGCTGGTAAAATGTATCGTGAAACTAGTGTTGGTCGTAATTGGCAAGGAGACGATGTTATATCTCTACCAAATGGAGCAGGATATGGATATACTAGAAAAGCATTAAGTATGGTTCTAAGTGAGTTAGAAGATGTATGTGATACATTAATATTACTAGGACATGTTAAGGATAAACTAGTTGAAAAAGAAGGTAAAGAAATGAATGAACGTGGTTTAGCCCTAACAGGAAGACAGTCATCAATCTTATGTTCTCAAGTAGATGCAGTAGGATACCTTTATAGAAAAGAAAAAGAAACTATAATTAACTTTATTGCCTCTGAGAATTTATTATCAGGGTCTAGATGTGATCATCTAAAAGGTAAAGAAATTGTAGTGGCTAAGTCTGATGAGGCAGGACAACTAAAAGTAGATTGGTCTCAAATATTTATAAATAAATAAAACGAAAGAAAGATTATGTTTGATTTGAATGAGAAGAAATTTGGAGGATCTGTTATATTTAATAACGGACAAGGTGGAGTAGTGAAAAATGTTGATATTTCTGTGGAGAAGAGAAAACAAGATGAACCAGATAATCACCCTGATTATAAACTAATAGTAAGTGATGGTACAGCCCAGATTAATCAAGGGTTTTATTATCCTAAAGCTAATTCTGCTAAAACAGAAGACCAGAATGCCCAAGCTGCAGTTAGAGAAGTTGGGAGAGTAATACACGTTGCAAAAGCTGTAGTAGGAAATGATTATACTTTCCCTACTGTAAGTAATGCAAAAGAAGCATATGATACATTATTTGCTTTAATAGGAGAAAAAGCTCCTAATATAAAAGTAAATGTATTTGCTTCTTATGGAACAACAGGTTATCCAGGTAAGTTTCTTGGATTACGTTATTTTAATTTTATTGAGCCAGCAGGAACTGACCCATCTAGATTAAAAGCAACACCTAATGACTTATTAGAAAGAATTGCACAAGATGCACCAGCGGACTCTGCAACAGACTCTAAAAAAGAAAGTTGGGTATAATATAAACTAAGATAAGGGGATTAATTTCCCCTTATTTTTCATTTCTAAAAATATGGTAATAGATTTAAACAGAAAACACATAACTAAAGGAGAACTATTAAAGCATATCCAAGACATAGATATTTATAGATTTTATATAGGTAAAGAAATTGATATGTCTCACAAGATATTATCACCATTAAGAGATGAAGAGGATCCATCATTTGGATTTTTCGTTGGTGAATCAGGAGAAATATGTTATAATGATTTTGTACTAGGTTCAGGAGATTGTATTAAATTTGTACAAAAATTTTTTAGTTTGAATTTCTTTGAAGCTATGAGTAAAATAGCACTTGATTTTGGAATTGCTGATAAATTTATAATAAAAAGAATTGAACAAACTTCATCTAATTATAAACCAAGTACTAAAGTAATGACAAGAGAAGATCTAATTAAAGATAAAGAACAAATAAATTTAGGGAAAAGAGGTAGAAAGTGGATGGCATATGATTATGCATTTTGGTTACAGTTTGGGATAGACTCTGAAACGTTATTAAAGTATAGAGTTGAACCTATTGATTATATTTTTATAAATGGAACACCTATTAAAGCAGATAA